TGTGTGCACGTAACCATCATTGTCAATAGCTACAAGATACGAGTTAGACGAGCCACTAAAACCAGACACGGCTTTTACGCCAGCAGCGATGCTACCGACGCTTTGTCCAGCCCACTGAGAGCGTGTTGTCAGGTCTGTGTCTAGGATAAAGCCCTTGAGCTTTGACCACTGACGCTCGCTAAATGATTCTGCAGGCAGCTGTTCTGAGATGCCACCAGTAAAGTCCTTGAGATCTACTCTTTGCATCAGGTACTCCGATAACGCAGGTTCACCCTACCGATTGTGCGCCCATCCACGCGAAGGATCTCGCCACCAATCTGAATGGGACCAAGGTCGTCATCGGTGACAAGCTGTGTTACTAGATCTTCCAGCATTGAGCTGTACTCCTGCAGGTAGAAGGTTGACCGATCTGTATCATCTGCCTGTGAGCGCAGCACCTTTGCTGCGGTCCGGTAGGCTAGGATGCCCTCGTACTCAGCCGGAATCTCCGACGCTTTGCCGGACGACTGGAGTGTCGGGGACGCCTTGATGTAGGTAACCTTGTAGGTCATGTTGTCATCAAATGCTTTTGAGAATACGATGTTTCCAGAGCTGTTGATATCGTAGAAGAACCCGTCATCCCCATCCACGGTCTGGATGAGTCCCTTACGGGTCACGATCTGCTCAACTACCGAGTTAGGGTAGGTTACGGCCAGTTCCTTGACACGGCCGGCTGAGGTAGCCAGGCTGATCACGGTCTGCCCTGCCGCCAGGGTACCGGAAGCAAAGGTTACCATCCAGGGCCAGTCTTCGGCCTGGTTCAGCTCCGAGTATGCCTCTGCGAGCCAACGCTCGAGCAGTGTGTCTGGCAAAAGGTCGGTTGAGTACACGCCGGTTAGGTCGCGTACATAGGTCTTGAGTTCAGCTAGGGTCATTGATTCACCTCTCCACTATCCTGACAACTCGGGGCGCCGGAAAGGCGAAGACCCGCCCCCGAAGGGACGGGCCTCGCCGGCTACCGGTAGATTAGGCTACGCGGATAAGCTTACCGTGTGAACGGCGCTCTGATGTACCAATCGACAGAGTAGAAGCGATTGGGACAACTTCATCCAGTGTTCCCTGGATACGGTCTGCAGGGTAGGTCTTCATGAACTCACCTGAGAGGTATCCGAAGCGAAGTGCCGGAGCGTGGAGGAAGTAAGCCTCGTTGACCGGTGCATCTGGATCAAGGCGAACGGTGATACCGTCGAATGTGATCTCGCGGAAGCGAGTCTCAGCCTTGTTTACGTTTGCGAAGTCGTAACGACCCTTATCCTGTAGATAAGCTTCGAACTCTTCGTAGACGTCGAACCCAGCGATGATGTGGGTCGGGCGCTTGCGTGATGCCTTGTAGATTGCGTTCACTACCGAACGGAATGCTGCAAGGATATCGACAGTTGCCTTGGACTTGGTCTGGACGGTTGAGCGCCAGTAGTCCTTGATTGCAGATACAGTAACTGTACCTGTTGCAGCTGTTGAAGATACGTTAGCTGCTGTAACGGCGTATGAGATGGTGGTTGATGTTACAGCCGTGAGAACGAATGTTCCGTTGAATGTAGCGTCAACACCCGCAACAACCGCTGTGTCACCGACGATGAAGTCAGTTGCACCAACAGTAAGGGTAGCTACGTTTGAAGTAAGCGCCTTGTTGGTTACAGTAGCTGTTGAAACACCACCGCGGATACCACCGACGGTACGAGCTGACGTGGTTGAAACCGTGTCAGTCGAAGCGACGAGTTCGCGGAGTGAGAGGATGTCACCGGTTGAGCTTGATGCTGCCCAGAGCTCAGCGACTACGAAGTCCTGATGATCTGCTGCTGCACCCTTTACGTACTCTTCTACAAGAGATACTACCTGCTCAGGTCCAGTGTTCTGGAGGATGTCCTTGTGCTTGATGCGGTAAGGCGTCAAGACGCTGTTAGCCCAGTCGAATACTGCTGAACCAATTGTATCTGCTGATACAGTGGTAGCGTATCCGCCTGAACCTGAAGCGGTGTCATAAGCTGTTGAGCCGAGGTTAGCGGCACGTAGCGGAATGACGAGTCCGCGACCTGTGTAGGACTTTGCCTCTTGCTTGAAAAGCTCAAGAGTTGGGTGGGTTAGGAGGATGTTATCTGCCAGAACCTTCTCGTACTTCTGAAGAGTGCTCGAGAAGAGCTGGGTAAACACCGCGTTGTTATCTGCACCGAGGGCCATTTGTTTACCTTTCGTTTGTAGGGATGTTTGCTCGGATTACTGGCCAAGCTCCCGCATCGACTGTTCGATGATTGAGCGTAGGTCAGTCGTATTGTTTACCTTGGTAACGCTGGACGATCCAGCGCTCTTACGGGTCACAACCTTCGTCGCGTTTTTCTTTTGAACCGACTGAGAGCGACGCGCCTCAGCAGCCTTGGCTACACGAGCCTGCTCATACGACATAGCCGCATAAGCTTTCTTTAGATCCAAGATCTGGTTGTCTCGGGCGTAACGTAGAAGTTCTGCCTTGAACAGAGCCTTATCCTGGCTCGACGGAAGGTCCAGGCTTTCTTCGCTAATGATCTCAGAGACCTGATTATCGAATACTCGCATTGCTTCCTGTACGCGAGCCTCAGCCTGGCTGGCTTCGTTCTTGCTTGCGTACTCCTGGTCAGCACGTTCCCGTGCTTCCAGTTCGCGGCGGAGCCGCTCTACTTCTGTCTCCGATTGCCATGTCTGCTTTGTCTGATCGTCAATACCGAAGTACTGAAGCGCATCAGGGGTAAGCAGGTCATTAGCCGCGGCTTCTCTAATGAGAAGTCCGAGGAAGTAACTCGGGTTCTCCGTAGAAGCCAGGAGGTTTGTGAGGACTACAACCGGTGACTCAGACCAAGCTTCGTCCAGCTGATTGAGCTGTTCGAATGTTTCCTGATGCTGACCGACTTCTGCCTCAAATGCTTCGCGCTCTTCCTTCAGGGCCTGCATAGACCGTGTGAAGTGCGCTTGGCGTGAGTATCCGGCCTTTAGTTCTTCGAGGCTAACCTCAAGCTCTTCGCCGTCTACCTTTACGACGTACACATCTGAATCTGCATCGTCGTTTACACTGTCATCCTCTTCCTCTTCAGAATCGGAGTCTACCTCCTCATCTTCTTCGATATCGGACTCGGCACCTTCTGTGCTATCCTCAGCGTCGGGGTCACCGTCTGCTTCGGAGCCTTGGAGATCGAGATCTACCAAGTCTTCGTCCTGACTCTCTGTCGAGTTGTCCGCTGATGCGGGGTCGATTTCTGCGAGAGCCTCGTTGATGATGTCTGTTAGGTTCAGGTTTTCTGACATGTGTGTTTTCCTATCTGTCCGAGTGGCATCCCAAGGTAGTTGTCGCATGGCTGCGATCTACTGTGTCGCCTTGTTCGCTGGCCGAATGGCCAAGGAGAGAGGGCGTGCATACCCTCTCACTATGTACACATCACGGGGTTCTTCAGCCCCGCATTGTGGACAAACTTAGTATTCTTCGCCTTCGTCGTTAGACTCTTCGTCTTCAGACTCGTGCATACCCTTCATGCAGTCCTCGCAAGGTGCTCCACAGCATGGGCACTTGCAACCCTTGTGCTTCATCGCCATGTCTTCCCCGCCTTCCGGCTTGTCCTTCTTAGGACCGCCTAGTACGATCATTAGATCGAGGGCCTTCATCTTTTCTTTCTTATCTGGCATCGCTGGCATAATTCACCTTCCTTAGAGTGCGACGGTTCCGGTCGTAGCCCCAGGTACGCCTGGGCCTCCGAACTCTTCAGCGACGGCTTCTGCCGGCGCGGGGGCTGGAGCCTGGGCCTGTTGGGCCAGCATATCCAGCATGTCAGGGGTTAGCTGCGGAGCAGCACCGTCGGCCGGTAGGCCTTCGGTCTCCAGAGCCTCGGGTACGGCCGGTGTCTCTTCCTTGATGAGGATATAGTTGGGATCATATCCAAGATCGCGTAGCGCCATACGCAGAGCGTTGGTTACATCGTAGCCGAGCTGTGACAAGGCTGGGATGACGGTCTGCATAGTTTGAATTCCGCGCTGTGCACGAGTAGCAGGGTTGAGGGCACGGGTAGACCCGCCTTCCACGTTGACTCGGAATTCTCCGAAGATATCCGACGCGGAAACTTGTAGCCACATTGCTCCGTTAGATCCAGCAATGCGTATCGCACGCTGCTCGTCTAGGAACTCCTGGCAAAGGAGCAGGATTCTCTGGCCGATACCGGCGATACCGGATTCGACGGCAGCCAGCTTATCCTGGGCACGTAGCGTGGCTACGCCATCTACCACGGCCGCCGCAGTCGCCGACATTCTGTCTGCGCCTACGCCGCCTGCCTGGAAGTCGTTGATGCCCAGCACTTGCTGCATTGCGAACTGAAGCTTCTCGTCCATCGTGTATGCGTCTGACGGTGTGGCCAAACGGTTGAGTGGGCGGACGATGTCGTCCAAGCTTACTGTCTCTGGAACGTCGAAGACGATTACCTGGTCAGGCAACGGTGATTCCAGTTGCTTCTTGACTTCAGGTGTCAGGTTCTTCTTACGGATGGCGTACTTGTTACCGGCTCGCTTCAGATCGTCGATCTGTGCGCGGGTAACTTCGCCGAGCATGAGCTGGATGCCTGCGATGTTCTCGAGATCACCGAATGCCCAGAACTGCATACCACCGTCGTTGTAGTTGCGGAAGTGAACGAAAGGTGGGTAGCGGTGCTGGTAAGGGATCGGGCCTTCGTATAGCGGCTCTGTACCATCTAGCTGCATGACGGTAAGCTCGCGCTTATCCATGTCGTAGAACTCGTAGACGACTGCGTATGAGAGAACCTCTGGCAGTGTGGTCTGTGTGTTGTAGGTTGATACGAGGCTATCTGAGGCGATTGTTGCATCTACCGTGATTGCCGCGTCTTCTCCGAAGCGAGCGCGAAGATCATCGAGGGGGAGGCGTAGACGCTGAGCTACCCAGCGAGCGCCGTCTAGGCGGCGAGCATCCTTGGCTACAAACATGTCGTAAGGTGCTACGTACTCAACGAACGGATCATCTGCGATAACGCTCTCGTATGTAAACTGAGCCTTGTTACTATCGCGTAGATCTGTGGTGTCCGGAGCAAAGCCGCCGTCTTTTGCTGTAGCATCTGCAGCCTCAACCGCCATCAGGGTCTCGTCCATCAGAGCTTCTGGGTTTTCCTTGTACTCTTCTGCGACATACTCCCAGCCGACCTTTACGAAGCCGTTACCGAGCTTGAGCATGTCTTCTGTGGCAGCCTTGACGTCGTCTGTGGCATTAGTGCGGCGCCAGAAGTACTGGAGCACGGCATGCGCGAAAGTAGCGTTATCTTCAGTGGTCTCGTCTTGGCCACCGATAGGAGTTACCACAAGCTGCGGGTCACGGGAAACGATAGATGTTGTCATCAACGAAATGTGGGGCAGAACCATGTTGATCGTCTTTAGGACGTTACCAGGAATTGGCGTCGGGATCAGGTCTGCGAAGTCTCTTGCGTTCAGCTCGCGGCGAAGGCCGGTGCGGAAGATACCCTCCAGGTTCTTCCAGTGCTGGTGCAGCGGGTCCATCCGGCGAATTGCGTCACGGAGGAGCATCTGCTTGTCGTTGAGCGTATATGCTTTCATCTGGTTTCCTTGTGGGTTGTGGGTTGTGGGTTTAGTTGTAGTAGCCGCCGCCTAGGGAAAAGCTATCCCAGGCCTGCTGCTCGGCCTCTTCGGCCGCTAAGCGGTTCTGCTCGCGTATTTCGTACATTCTGGTACGGTGAATACGCACAACGTCTCCACTATCATCCTGGACTGGGGCGCTGGCGTCTCCGGACTCCTGAACGACCCACATGGCGATAGCAAGAGACATAACTAAGTCGTCGTGGCAGCCATAGTCGGCGGCGTATTTTACGCCTCCGCCTGGCAATTCTTGACGAACAAACTGCATAAGCTCTTCCAGAAGGTGGTGGTTGAGCCCACGTAGTGATGGCTTATCGGTGTTGGCGTCGGCTAGGTACTCAGCAAGCTTATCGATAACCATACGACGCCGATCTGCTGACATTGGGAAGCTGAACAGTCTATCGGTCTTGGCGAAGCCTTTACGTCCCGTAGGCCTGTAGACGTAAGCATTTGGATAACCCAAATTACGATGCAGCTCATTGATGGGAAGCTGACCTTGACCGCCTTGGTCTTCAACTGCCAAAACCGCGGGGCCATGTCTACCATCAAAGAATCGACCGAGACGATCAATGTCTGCGGCCCAATCGACGGGTTCGACTGTGTTGGCACGATAGAAGCCCACGATACGAGGTAGTCCGTCGTCGTCCAGGGTGAGCACGGTTGCTGTGGAGTAGTCGCCGCCACGCCCTTGGGCGGGGTCGGCACCGATGTAGTAAGTCTTTGAATTGTCCGGGATGATATCGTCTAGCCAGACATGACCTTCCGGATCATCCTCAAACCGGATGCCGAGATCGTCTTCGACAATCCGGCCTCGGTACGGGAACTCCGGTGCTTCATGGGGCAGGTTGACGAAGCGAGGGTTACCTGACTCGCGGAAAGCCTCTACGTCGTCTGATGGGTATTCTGAGTAGAACTCCCATGGGTTGGCCGCAAACTCTCTGCGCTTGAGCTCGTACTCTTTCTCGGTAATCAGGCGGGAGGCAGACCAGGGTTCGAAGACTGGGACGAACTGGTTGTTGCCGGCCTTGGCTGACTTGTAGATCTTGGCGAACTCGTTGTAGGCACCACGTGCTGTTGAGATAATGATTAGGCGACCACCGGCGTCTGTGGTAGGCATGATGGTACGGTAGGTGTTGGTTGGGTCCGGCATGAGTGCGAACTCGTCGAGCACGACCATCGTAGCGGTTTCACCAGCACCAGCAGTCTCGGTACCAGCGAAAGACTTTACCTGACACTTCATGCCGTCGGGAAAGTCGAACTCGAGCTTGTACTCGGCAGCCTTGGTCAAGGATGGGCCGCGTTCCTTCATCCAGTCGGGGAGAAACTGATACATGAACTTGACCATGCCGAGGTTCTTGTTGGCGGAGTCTTGGTTCTTAGAAACCAGGAGCAGGTTCGATCCAGGTTGGAACAGGCAGTGCCAGAGGATGTCTGCCATGGCCAGGGTGGTGAAACCGAGCTGACGGGCCTTTACGATTACGACGAAGCGGTTGGAGTTCCAGGTGCGCAGGGCATCCTGCTGGTAATCGAAGAGATCGAACTTAGCCCTACCGCGGGTGTCCCACTTGGGTTGAACCTGGATGTAGACGTAGTTTTGGATAAAGTATTCTTTGTCAACCGCGCAGCGACGCCACTCAAGTTCTACGTAGAGGCGTTGCTTTTTGCGGGCGAGGCGAACATCATTTATAGTCGATGTCATCGTCGTAACCTAGGTCGTCGTCATCTTCGATATCGATGTCCTCGGGGAAGTGCCCTTCAGAGATCGTGTGGGCAAATGTGTCGCTGGCGTTGAGCAATAACTCGGCTGTTTCCGGCCATGAAACCCCATTGGGCCGGAGCACAGAATAGCATAAACGACCATCCTCGTTGATGAACTCGAAGAGAATGATCGCGGAACCAAGCATGCCGTCGCCTATCACGGGTTCAGCCCGCTTGGCCACGAAGTTTAGGAAATCATCCATCGGATCCAACTTGGTCACCCCCATCGCTGTCAACATCTGTCGGTGAAACCCGTTGATATACTTCATATCCTTGGGCCCTAAGATAATCCACAAGACGATTCTCTCCAACCACATAGGCAGCTTCCAGGATAAGGTCATCCATCTCATAGCTAGCAAGATCCGATGTCCGCGCAGCCACTTCTTCAGCGACGAATTCTTTCCCGTAAGTCTTGAAGTAAAGGTCGAGGTACTTGGGGTCACCGGTAAGGGCTCCTTTCACCAGGGCCGTCTTGATGGCCTGGTATTCGTCTTCCGGTGAATCCGTCTGGGAGGCGTCATCGACGTCCTCCTCCAGGATAGCAGGGGTTCCGTCTACCGAGACAGCCTGGATACCCTTCTTACCCTTGGCGGCCAGCTTCTTATCCAAGAGGGCCTTGAAAACGGGGTCGGCTTTCCAGCGCCGTAGTTGGCGGTCGGATATCTTGTTGGCAATCGAGTACTCGTTCTGACTCAACGGCAGGTTTAGGCGCTTGCGCTGGTCGGGCTCCATGGCCAGCCAGTTCGCAAATGCGTCCCACTGTGGTGTTGTCATCAGTTTCCTCCTGAAGTTTAGGAGAGGGCGGGTACCTAGCCCGCCAACAGAGAGCGGATGCGCTCACCAGCGGAGGAGGTCTGGGAACCGTGTGCGTTTCGTTAGAGAGGCTCTGCCCTTTGGGGTCCAGGGGTATCAGAGCTCATATAACGCATCGTGTTCATCAGGCGGGCCCACCATTTTCAGTAAACCCACCCTCTCACTATAGAGTCACTGTGGGGTCATAGACCCTTGCGTTACGGACAACTCCAATCCAATTTGCTCAACCGTGGTGGATCAAGAATATCTTTTTGAATGCAGGCAGAGTCGTGGACCTGCGTAAGAGCACCTGGGGCGGCGCGCCCCTTCAGGGCGTCGCTGCCGCCGCCTGGCTCTTACGGTCCGCTCGACAGCCCCACTCGGCGGACAAAAACCGTTGTTTTTTCCCAAAACCCACTGTGATCCCCGTCACACTGGAGGCGGACAACCGGACCAGGGAATGGCCGGAAAAACCAGGCAATGTCCTAGCCGGAATGTCCGGCCGACCAGGGGTGCTCCCGCACGCATTTTGTCCGTCCTGGATGCCCTGGGTGGGGGTCCTGGGTGATCCAGTGACCTGTCCCGTTTGCAGGGGTGGGTGTTTCAGGGAGATCCTGGGTGGCTTCCGGCCTGCGGTTTTACTGTAAAATTCCCGCGCAGGTAATATATATACACGACCCACCCCCCACCTGGGGGATCCGGGCCCCCTGGCCCCCCGTGTCCGGTATCACCGGTTACCGTGTCCCGATTGCCGGTGTCCGGTGTCCAGTATCAGGGGTCGGCATGACCGGAGGGCGGGGGACGGGGAGGGGAATCGGGAGTCGGGGACACGACCTAACCCACACCCGCATTCCGGACACACACTAACCTGTCACGCATTCACAACAACAGACACAACAGCCCACCAAGCACCCAAGTTCCCACCTCGGTACAGTCCCCGTCATCAGGCACACAGGTTTTTC